GATGCTGAAGATATTATCAATGTTCAACAAGCAGTACAGTTTGTCTTACAGAATGCTGGCCCTGATCAAGCTAAGATTGGATTCAAGCAAGAAGACTTTGGAACATGGGTAGCGTCTAAGACTGGAATGCCTGCTGAACTGGTAAGAACACCTACTGAGAAAGCACAGGTTATTCAGGCTGGGGCACAAGCCGCGCAAGCTGGCATGAAGACATCACAACCACCGATGCCTATTCAATGAGTTGGTCAAATATTGATCAACTTGCTGATTCAGAAGTTGCTAAAAAACAAGCAGAAATACGTAAGCGTAATGCTAACGACTTAGCTCAAGCATACCACAGAGTCTTTACAACTGATGATGGAGCGCGTATCTTAGCAGACCTGACCAGAAGGTTTGTATATGAGAACGATACTTCTTTTGGTTCAGAAAATATTAATTATGAAGCCGCTTACCATAATGGTGAGGGTGGGGTAATTAAGTTTTTAATCAATCAGATGAAACAAGCTGAAATCAAATAAGGACTAAGTTATGTCAGAAGAACAAGCCGCTGTAAGCGATACCTTGTTAGACAGTGCTACACCAGATCTTGCAGAAGGTGAGTATTTTTTAACCGATGGTATCAAAGGAACTGGTGAAGTACCCGAATGGCTAGATACAAAATATAAGTCTGTAGCAGATCAAGCTAAAGGATATTCTGAGTTATCAAAGAAGTTCGGTGGATTTAAAGGAACTCCTAAAGACGGTTATACACCCCCTGAAGGCATTGAGAATGATGATGCCTTGTATCAAGAGTTAGAGGCATTTGCTACTAAAACTAACATGAGTGCTGATGCGTTTGGGGAAGCATGGGAATTATTGTCTGCTCAAGATTATGCCGCGCAAGAGGTTAATCAAGAACACGAGCTAGAGAAGTTGGGAGAAAATGCTCAGGAAAGAATTAAGACTGTAGAAGGGTTTATGAAGAACAACCTTGATCCAGAGACTTACGAGCAAGCAAGAGACTTAGTAACTAGCGCAGATACTATTGCACTTGTTGAGATGCTAGTACAAGCTACTGCTCCTGCTAAACTGCCAATGGAGGGAGGTCATAACCCTCAAGGTCTATCTTGGGAAGCTATCGAGACAGAGATGTTTAAGAAAGACGATCAAGGAAACCTTCTAAGAAGTACAAATATAGAACACGAGCGCAAGATTCAAAAGATGATGGAAGCGTGGGGCGGTTCAGGTAATTGATTAATATAGGGTAAAAGGTGTATAATCAGTACACTGGATACCCTTTTCCCAAAGGCCCAGTAAATTTAGGTTGAATGCTGACCATTTTTACTGGGTACTCAGCAAAAAACCTTGAAAACTTTTTTTAATACTCTTTTCGAGGAAATCATTATGAGTGCTAATCTATCAGCCGTAGCGTCGATTGAATTTGACAGTATGGTAAAACATGCGTACGCGCAAAAAGGGCTATTGAAGCCTGCTGTAACAATCCGTAACAATGTAGTTGGCGACACCTACAAATTCCGTAACATGGGCAAGGGACTTGCTAACCAAAAAGCAACCTCTGCTGATGTTGTTCCTATGGGCATAAGCTATGCATTTGCAACAGCTACTCTTGCAAACTGGAATGCTCCTGAGTACACAGACATCTTTGACCAAGCTGAAGTAAACTTTGACGAGAAACAAGAGTTGGCAGACACTATCGCTGGCGCTTTGGGTCGTCGTAGTGATCAGCTAGTAATTGATGCTATTGATGCAATCACTCCTTCTTCTACTGTTGCACACGGTAGTGCTGGTCTTACTATGGCTAAGGTCATTGATGCTCAAGTAGCATTGCGTGGTCAAGCTGTTCCTAACGCTAACTTGTATGCCGCAATTAACAGTGCAGGACTTGGCGGTCTTTTGAAAGATGAGAAGGCTACTTCTGCTGACTACCAAGCTGTGAAAGCACTTGTTAGCGGTGGCGTAAATAGCCTAGCTGGATTCCAGTTCATCATTCTTGATGATCGTGCTGAAGGTGGATTGACTGTTACAAGTAACACTGTTGATTCATACTTCTTTAGCCGTGACGCTGTTGGACTTGCTATTGGTATTGACATGAAGACCTCTGTGGATTGGGTTGCACAGAAGACTTCTTGGCTCTGCAACGGCATGATGAAAGCTGGTGCCGTCGTACGTGATGTTGACGGTATCTGTAAAGTTGAGTACAAAGATAACGTATAAGTTGTTTTTGGGTAAACTGATTGGGGGCTTCGGCCCCCTTTCTCAAAGAGGGTTTTATGTCTGATATAAAACAGCAACAAAAAGAACAACTTCGCGTAAGATTAAAAGCTGCTAAAGAAAACAAACGTAGAGCGTCTTTGGAAAAAGAGCAAAGGGCGGCAGGCCGCGTAACGGTAAAAATGATTTCAGAAGCGCGAAAGAGTAAAGACACAGAGCTTTATGCAAAATTAGTAACAAAATATAAAACTCAAGAAAGTCTTAACGATTTTTTAACTAAAAAAAATAAAGCGTTAATGAAGAAATATACTGAAAATCTTCCGAAAATTTAAAGGTTTATTATGGCAGAAAAGATTAAGTTGATTTCTAACGCCTTGATATTAATTGGCGATCTGCCAGTTACGTCATTAAGCGGTAATAGCAGAGCAGAGACAGTTGCTAATAACCTATATGACAACATTGTACAGTCCGAAATGTCTAAGTACCGATGGGGATTTTCCAGACGTACAGCACAACTAGCAATGACTCCTCAGACTCCTGTAGGAACTGAATACCAAAACATGTACCAGTTGCCTGCTGACTTGATTAACGTCATTAAGTTAGAGCCAGCAGTACAATACAGAATCTATGGGGATAAGGTGTACACTAATACATCTGGCCCTTTATACATTGATTACACAGCAAATGTTCCTGAGAGCGAATGGCCTGTCTACTTTGCTAAGATGATAGAGTATGCGTTGGCAATGGACTTTGCTCCTTCTATTAGAGACAGTGCGGCATCTGCTGAGATCAATGCAAACAAGTATGTGAACGCATCTCGTATGGCGCGTTACACTGACTCACAACAATACCCTACTGAGCCAATGAGAAGCCAACCATTTATTAATGTGAGGCGTTAATGGCTAAATCTAAATTCCTGCAAAGTTCTTTCGTTAGCGGAGAACTATCTCCTTTACTTAAAGGTCGTGTTGATCTTGACCAATACTATCAGGGCATGGAAACTGCTGAGAATGTGCTTATCGTCCCACAGGGAGGGTTAAAGCGCAGAGCAGGAACACAGCACGTTGATCTAGCAGAGAAGATAATTAAGCCTTTTATTAGCTCTGAAATTACTGCGTCTATGCCTAATGGTGGCACTCCCGCTGACATTAATGATTTCAACAGGGCTACTACAACTACTACAAATGTTATTGGAACAGGTGGTACAACTGGCACTCCTTTTATATTAGTAAGCTACGACATATCTGGACAAAGCAATTTAGGTAAGTACATTGACGTACAAGATATACAGTTAACTGGTAATCAGTCGTGTGTATTAAAAATACAGGCTTCTACAGACAATTCATTTTGGTCATTATTAACATCAATAACTGTGACGGAAAAGCCTCAGTCTATACGAATAAGAGCAAGCGATAATCTAGCTTATAAATACTTTAGAATTGTAAGAGAAAACGATACTGGAAGTATTTCGCACTCTGTAAAACTTAGTGAGTTTAATATACTTTATCACACAGCTAATGCTTCTGACGTTAAAACGTTTGATTTTAGTATTGAGCATGATAAGCATTATTTATGCGTTGTTACTGGGGGTGAAGAAACTACACCTTCGTATGGCAACATGGCGCTATATAGAGTTACAGATCAAACAGCTACTTATATTCCTGTGGCTAATCTACCGTTGCCTTTTAAGTCTAGTGAGGTAGCAACTGTACGTGATGTGCAAACAGAAAACGTCATGTTAATGTTCCATGAGGATCATCATCCTAAAAGAATAATAAACACAGGTGGTGACGTATTTACTATTGACGACATTCCTTTTCTTAATGTGCCTCAGTACGATTACAATGATGCAAATAGTCCAGTGCCCGAAACGGCAGAACAAACACTTGTTTTTCATAATTCTCAAGAATTAGGAGATAGATTTCAAATAGATGTTGAAGGAATTTTAAGTAAAAACATTACGTTTGCAGGAGATACTGTAGAAGGAAAAGTTTCTACAGCCGAAAACATTAGGAAAAATTTGCAAGATATGCCTATATTTGGAGATACAGGCATAACCGTAACAAATACAGCGCCCCTAACATATAGCATAGATATAGATGGAGACTCAGCAGGAACATATAATCAATTTACAGCATTTGTCACTACTGGCTCAGATCATCCTATTACCATTACTTTAGACGTAGCAGGCAAGCCTAGAAAGGAAGATGTATGGTCTGCAACTTATGCCGCAGATTCACCAAATGCAGGACAACCTTCAGGAAGAGGATTTCCTAAGACTGCCGCATTCTATGCAGGAAGGTTATGGTTAGGCGGTACAAAGTCTAAGCTACAGAGTTTGTTTGCATCTAGGTCTGGATCGTTCTTTGATTTCTACACAGAAGAAGGTGATGATGACGAGGGTATCTTTACAACCATATCCTCACGACAGCTAACAGAGATTATCGACATTAACCCTGATCGTGGCCTACAGGTGTTTACAGCAGGGGCAGAGTTTATTGTTAGAGGTAATACTCCGTCTGACATTACTATTGAAGCGCAAACACAACATGGAGCATCTTTCTTAGAGGTTAAGTCTGTAGATGGTGCAACACTGTTTGTAGATCAAAACGGTAGAACATTACGATCTTATCTGTATAACTACAATGAAGATGCTTACAACAGTACGGACATATCTGTGTTGTCTTCTCAGCTTATTGATCAACCTCTTGACCTAGCCACATTAACTGGATCGTTATCAGAAGATGCTAACTGGGTATTTATTGTTAACCAAGATGGTACAGCCGCAATACTTA